GGAGGACGAATGAAAAAGCCCGCCACGCACAGCAGCCGCAACCAGCAATTCAGCAGGAGGGGGACTGGAGCGTTCGGCCTGGGCCGAAACGGCTGCGCTCAGGTGCGGGCGGGCAAACATGGTTCAGGCGCCCCACGTACTGGCGTGAATGGCGGCCATGTGCTCAACGGACTTACCAACCCAGAAAAAGCTCCAAGCAGACGCCAGACCGCACAGCGGCCCTGTTGGCGTCGTGCATATGACGCAAACCCACGTGACAAGTACGCCAAGCGTCAGCGCCAAGCAAACGAAATAAAACGCCTTAAACATCTCTCACACCCCCGCCTTCTGCTTGCGCTTGGGGGCAAGCTCGGGCATGAACAGCTTCGGGTGATCCACCTTGATCTGCGCGGGGATGCCCCGCTCAAGCCAGTTGCAGACGCGCTGAACGCCCCCGCGCTTGTCGAAACCAAGCAGATCGGCAACCTTGGCGGGGCCGCCAAGGGCGTCAATCAGCGCCTTATCTTTGGTGAGGGTGTCCTGTTCCATGCAGGCATTACACACCATGTTGAATCAGAAGTCAACACCATGTGTTCAACGTTTTGTTGATCGCAGAACAGAATATGGACATGCACCAATCCGTCTTGCGCCTCCTGAACTTCGCACGTCAGGCCACGTCCTCATCGGCAAAGCCGGTGCAGTCGATCACCGACCTGATCGCCGCCATGGACATTTCGTCCGCCCGGATGACCAACTGGAAAGAGCGCGGCGTCTCAAAAGAAGGGGCGATCAAAGCGGAACTGTTGTTTGGCTGCCCTGTATCCCACACCCTTGACGGGCTACCCATATCCATGGGGGGCACGAATGATGACAAATCGTTGACAAACGTTCGTTTCGCCCCTCAGGATAGGCAACCCGGGCTCGTTTATAGCTGGGATGAGGTGATAAGAATGTTTAGGGCTGGTGTAGAGGAACACTTGCCAGATGTGTTTTCCATCGAGCTGATGGACGACGCTCTGCCAGGTCTTGCCCGCAAGGGCGATATCGTGACGCTGAACCGGAGAAAGGTTGGCACAGTGGAGGCCGGCGACGGGATCATGGTCAAAACGGCCAATGACTCATACATGCTGCGCGTTTACAGGCCAAAAGGCGACGGGACATGGCTTGCGGAGGCCACAAATTCAAACTTCCAGTCGCTGCACAACATCGAAGACGGACTAACAATCTTGGCTGTTGTTGTGGGGGTGCCGTCATGCCGCTGGTCAAGCCTATGAAACGCGCGTTCGTTTGCACAGCCATTGCAGTTGGCGTCTGTGGCTGCGCGTTGGTGCCGCCTGTCGGGCCTGATGGAAAGCCGCTCACATTGAACGACGTTGGGCCGTACCCAAGCGACCCAGATGGCGTAATCCGCGCATGGATGACACCAACACTAAAAGACCCATACAGCGCCGTGTACGGACGCCGGTCACAAGGGGTCGCGGTCGTAGTTCCGCGCAGCGTCATGGACGGCACAAAAGGGGGTGCTGGCTGGATGTTTTGCTTTGAGGTCAACGCCAAGAACGGTTACGGCGCCTATGCAGGGATGCAGGCGTATTGGGTGCTGATTAACGAAAACCGTGTGATTGATCGCCTTGAAGGCTTCAACGCCAAGCAGGCGTGCGCTAGCGCATTTCAATAGCCGCGCACAGCAAAAACAAGCAACCGCCTACGGGCGGTTTTTTTACGCCTCCATCTCGCCGCGTGAACCTTTTCAACAAAAAGATTTAACACCCTGTTGACAGAGGATTCAACATCGTGTGTAATTGATCCCATCGAACAACGCAGCACACGCAGCGAAGGAGCAGAGATGGGACACCAGGCACGAATCACACAGAACGCAGACGGCGACTTCTACGCCCTGATCGTTCGCATCGACCGCGACGGCCAAGAGAACGTCATCCACGGCTACAAGGGTCGCCACTTCGCCAGCCTCAAGGCCGCGCAGAAGTCCACCGCCGCCTACATCGCAAAGATTGGGGGCTGAGATGGGACACAGAGACTTGGAGGCGCCGATGCTTGGCGCACAGCAGTGGCAGGCGCAGGTTGTTGGCAGCACAGCCGACCAAATCAGCCGCGAAGCCGCACGCATCGACCGCTCGCTGACATCGCTGGATGTTGCCGAGTTCACCCCAAGCCGCGCTGTGTGGCTGGCTATGGATGCTGGCCGCTATGACCTGATCGGCTCGCTGATCAAGGCAGGCCGTGCCCTGTACTGCACGCGCTGCGCTGAGTTTTCGGTGTGCGGTGACATCACCTCGCCCGAAATCGAGGACGCTGGCCTTGCTCTGTATCTGCGGCTGATCGGGGGTGCGCAATGACCACGATCAACGTCGAGTGCATCACCGGTATGGAGCCGCGCGGCCTTGCGTTTGCCGCATCGCTGGATGTCACGGTGTCCATGACCGATGTACAGCGGGAAAAGGCCATTGTGGCGCTGGCTGCTGGCCTGAGCAGTGAGGCGTTTGCATCGCTGATCAAGCGCGAATTCGCCGACGCGGTGAACGAGTGGCGCCAAGAGGGCGCACAAAACGCGGCCGAAGCGTGTTTCGAGGAAATGACGGGGGCGCACGCATGACCTTTGCCCGCTTCTCAGCCCGAGACGGTGGCGTGCGTTATCGGCCCTGCCGGATCGTCGCTCGATACCCCGCCCTTAACTCTGTGCGCGTCCTGATGTTGGACACGCATCACCACATCAACGTCCACCCGGATTCCATCGTCGAGGCCATCGAATCATGAATGCACAACTGAACACCGCCCCGTCCATCGTGACGGAAATCGCCGAGTACAGCCAAACCGCTGCCGCCCTGTCTGACCTGCGCCACCGCTTCCTGGGCGTGGCTTTCAACGTCACGACCACGAAGGGCATGGATGAGGCCAAGAAGGCCCGCCAAGAGGTAAAGGGCTACCGCACTGCGTTGGAAGCCAAGCGCAAGGAAATCAAGGCCCCCGCGCTGGAACGCTGCCGCCTGATCGACGACGAAGCCAAGACCATCACCGCCGCCCTTCTGGAGTTAGAGGAACCGATTGACGGCCAGATCAAGGCCGAAGAAGCACGCAAGGAGGCAGAGAAGGCTGCAAAGGCTGAAGCTGAACGCCAGCGCCTGCATGCCATCCGCGTGCAAATCGACGCCATCAAGAACCACGCGCCCTTTGCAGTCGGCAAGAGCGCAGACGCCATTCTGAAAATCCTGTCGGGCGTCGAAGGTTTTGACGTTGGCGACGACTTCCAAGAACTGAAGCCGGAAGCCGAAGCCGCCAAGGCTGACACGCTGGCGAAGCTCAAGGACTTGCACGCCGCACAGGTCGAGCACGAAGCCGAACAGGCCCGCATCACCGTCGAGCGCGCCGAGTTGGCCCGCCTGCGCGCCGAAGCTGAAGCCCGCGAACGCGAAGCCGCTGCCGCCCGCGCCGAGCAAGAGCGCAAGGACCGCGACGCACGCGAACTTGTGGAGCGCCAGCAAGCCGCCAAGTTGGCCGCTGAACGCGCCGCACAAGTCGAAGAACTGCGCAAGCAACGCGAAGCCCAAGAGGCCGAGATGCGCGCCCAGCGTGAAGCACAAGCCAAGGCAGACGCCGAAGCCGCAGCCGCCCGCCGTGCCGAGGAATCGCGCTTGGCTACCGAGCGTGCAGAACTGCGCCGCCAGCAAGACGAGGCCGACGCCAAGCGCCGCGCTGACGAAGAAGCGAAGCACGCCGCCGACATCAAGGCCCGAAACGCCGCGCCCGTGATGCTGGCCGCTCTGCAACAGATCGCCGAACTGAGCACCGAGGCCAAGGTCAAGAAGATCGCCGCTGCCGCCATCAAGGAAGCCCTGTGAACCTCATCACCACCCAAGGACACACCATGGTCAACACCTGCTGCACCGGCCAATGCAACCAAGGCCGCGACTGCCCGAATGACAACGTGCTCCAGTTCCAGCGCCGCAACGAACTGCACCGCCATTTCGCGCCCGGCGTGATCGAGCACCACAAGCGCGGCGTGAACTGGTGGGGCGTGTTCACCCTCTCCATCATCCCCGCGTCGTTTGCTGCCGCTGTCGTGGCTGTGTATTGGGGCGGTCGTGCTCTGGGGGCTTGGTGATGAGCAATGCACTGACGACCCTCACGAACAAGCTGGCCGCGCGCCTTGACATGGGCGACGGCACGGAGCTGATCAACACACTCAAACAGACCGCTTTCAAGGGGCAGGTGTCTGACGCCCAAATGACGGCCCTGTTGATCATCGCCAATCAATACAGCCTTAACCCCTGGACCAAAGAGGTCTACGCCTTCCCCGACAAGAACAACGGGATCATCCCCGTGGTGGGCGTCGATGGCTGGTCGCGGATCATCAACAGTCACCCCGAGTTCGACGGCATGAAGTTCGCCCAGGATGCCGAGTCCTGCACTTGCATCATGTACCGCAAGGACCGCTCTCATCCTGTCGAGGTGACCGAGTACATGAGCGAGTGCCGCCGCTCCAATGTTGGCCCGTGGGCTTCCCACCCGCGCCGCATGTTGCGCCACAAGGCCATGATCCAGTGCGCCCGCCTGGCGTTCGGTTTTGGTGGCATCTACGACCAAGACGAGGCCGAGCGCATCGCCGAAGCCGAGGGTGTTGCGCCAGTCAAGCAGACCCGCAATCCACAGGCCGCAGCAAGCCAAAACGCCCCCGATGGCCTGGCCGAGTTTGAGGCCGAGCACTTGGACAACATGCGCGCCGCCGCCATGAATGGCGAAGCCGCCCTGTCCGCCGCCTTCCAAGCCCTGCCCAAAGGCCCGCACAAAGTCGCTTTCTGGCAAGCCCACCAAGGCGACCTGAAGGACGCCGCCAGCAAGGCTCAAATCATCGACGCAGCCGAGGTGCAGCAATGACCATCATTCAAGGATCGCCGGAATGGTTCGCCCAGCGTTTGGGAAAGGTCACGGCTTCTCGCCTGGCCGATGTGATGGCGAAGGTCAAGAGCGGCGAAGCTGCAAGCCGCGCCACCTATCGCGCCGAACTGGTGGCCGAGCGCCTGACGGGAAAGGCTGCCGAGGGCTTCACCAATGCGGCCATGAAGTGGGGCACTGAATGCGAGCCTCTGGCCCGCGCAGCATATGAGGCTGAATATGGTTTGCTGGTCGCTGAAACGGGCATGGTCACGCATCCGCGTATTGCCATGTCGGGCGCGTCTCCTGATGGCCTTGTCTCGATTGATGGCCTCATCGAAATCAAGTGCCCCGAGACTAAGGCGCACATCGACACGATCTTGAGCGGGGAAGCCCCATCGAAGTACATCCCGCAGATGCAGTGGCAAATGGCCTGCACTGGCCGAGCCTGGTGCGACTTCGTTAGCTTCGACCCGCGTATGCCGGATGACATGCAAATGTTCGTGCGCCGCGTTCTGCGCGACGACGACCTGATCAACGAATACGAAGCCGCCGTGATCGCGTTCATTGCCGAAGTTGACGCCACCGTGTCACGCCTCAAGGCATGGAAGCAAGCCGCCTAACCCCGCACCACCACACACCAAGGAAGAACCATGAACATCAAGACCATTTCCGCCCTGATCGCCATCGCATCTCTGGCCGCTTGCGGCAAGAAGGATGAAGTCAAGTTCGACACGCTGGAGGATGCGCGCTCGCAAGCCCGCGCCAATGCGCTGTTCAACGCCCAAGCCTACCGTGCCGAGAACCCGCGCTTTGACGAGGGCTTCAAGATCGTCAGCCATGGTGACAGCAGCCAAACGCCCGACTGCCCGCAGGGCGACGGCTGGGCCACGGTCAGCCTGATGAAGGTGGAAAACAAGCAGGTCGAGAAGTACACGATCAAGTGCAGCACGGTGAGCCCGTCGATTGGCTGCTACATCGAGGCCGACTTTCAGAAGAAGCCTTACGCCAGCGAAGAAGGCACGTGCCAGTCCACCAACAAGGTGCCCTTCCCTCTGCCGAAGATCGCCAAATGAGCCTGCTTTGGTTGATCGCTGTCATCTGCCTGACTGCCTGCGTCTATGCGGGCTACAGGCTGGGGCGCTACATCGAACACAAACGCCACCACACATCATGACCCACCAACCCCCGCAACTGCCGCCCCTGCGCTTCACCAAGAAGTCTGTGACCATCGAAGCATTCCGGATGACGCAAGAGCGTCGAATGGACAACAGCGAGTGGCCCGAATGGCTGCACGTTGCATGGAACAAAAACGAGGGCGAGCCCGGAGCACTGTTCCGCCAAAGCATGGACGCCACGTTGCCCGATCTTCTGTGCATCCAGACGCTGGAGGGCGTGCACCTCGTCCAGTTCGGCGACTGGATCATCCAAGGCGTCAAGGGCGAGCTGTACCCCTGCAAGCCTGACATTTTCGAGGCCACCTACAGCCCCGCCCAGCAAGCGGCCCTGTCCAGCCAGGCGCCCGCAGATGAGCGGGTAGCGTTTGAGGCTTGGGCAGAGGCTCGTGGCTACCAACGTGACGAACTTGGGCGCTGCCGCATCGGTATCGTTGGACCCGCGTACTACAACCCGAACACAGAAATGGCGTGGCAGGCATGGCAAGCCCGCGCAGCCCTGCAATCCCGCCAGCCTGCCGCACCCGCTGAGCAAGAGCCGTACACCACCATCGACATGGGTCACGGCAAGTGGGAAGTGGGCGCAGGCAAGAACGCTGGCTTGCCCTGCATCGCTTTTGGCCGCAACGGCACAGGCAAGGTGGGCGAACCCATCACGACCGAGCCGCGCCAGATGAGCGTTGAGGAAACCTTCGCGGTCATCACCTTCGCCAACGTGGACGGCCTGGACGTGCTCCAAGACAAGATGGATCAGGTGCGAGAAGAGTTTTTCCCCGGCACCGTCTGCCAGTTCAGCCAGCCTGCCGCACCTGTGGCACCTGTGGCTGCGGTGCCGGATGCGCTAGAGGTACCTGACTTAGATGATTGGGCGACCGACTATTCATCGGGCTTTGATCGAGGCCAGGCGATGGGGTGGAACGCTTGCCGCGACCTCGTGATCGCAGCCTCCCCCACCCCGCCAGTGCAGCCAGGTGCGGGTTTTGTGTTGGTCAAGAAGTCCGCGCTTGAGGCGAGGCGCGTGGTTTTTCAGGCTGGCCGTGATTCGTACCAAACACCCTGCGCCCCCATGAACACTGATGAGGAAGCGTGGGAAGAATTCTCGGGCACCGCCGCCCAGGCAGAAGGGGGGGAAGTGAGATGAGCGACATGCAATGCCCACACTGCGGCGCCGATCAAGAGGTGTGCCATGACGACGGGCACGGCTACAGCGAAGGTGTGAAGCACGAACACAGGTGCCGAGCTTGCGGCAAGCACTTTGTGTTTGAGACATTCATCAACTTTAGCTACGAGCCCTCCAAGGCCGACTGCCTCAACGGCTCTGACCACGACTTGAAGATGTCCCGAACATGGCCCCGCGAAGCGGCCCGCATGCAGTGCCAGCACTGCGAGTACCAGCGGAAGCCTACGCCGGAAGAACTCGCCACCACCCAGGAGCCCAGCCATGAGTGACAAGACCGAATCAAACATCCCGCAGCGACACATCGATTTTTGCAAAGCGGTCGCAAAGCTGGCGGCAGAGCACGGTTTGAACAGCCTCGGCATGAGCTTTCGCCCAGGCTACGCCGATGAATGGAACGGCCAGATCCAGATGAACTGGGACCAAGGCCGGCACGGCGACTCGCGGCACCGCCTCACGGTGTCCAGCACGGTGCAACTCACAACCACTTTTGATGTCACCCCATGACCGACCAAACCCAACTGCTGCGCGAGGCGCTGCAAGACGCCCGCCGATACGTTGAGCAGGCATACGAATGCGCGTTCCCTGACGCCGATGAAAACGCCCGCGTGCTGGCGCAGATTGACGCCGCCCTCTCTGCGCCTGCACAGCCCGCGAGTGCCGGTGTGGCGGCCGCCCAGCGAGACACGCTGATCGACGCCGAGCTTGAGGCGCGCGGCTACC